GTGACTGGCTCCAACGTTGGCTGGTCCGCATATCTGATCTGTACGGAAATTGCGCCAGAATCATTCGGCGACTGCGTAACAATCACGACAGGAGCGGGAGACTTCGCGACAACATCCTCCAGCAGTATTTGCGCCACGCAGAGCGCCTGAATCTTTCCGATATCGAGGGTCTTGCCGATGTAACTCGGAAGACCCGCCCCGTATTCAGGTTGGAAAACGTAGTCACCTGGATTGGTGAGAAGCCTTCTCATGACCCGCTGCTCACCGCGAACCGTACCGTCGACCGTCAACAGATCGCCGCTGTTGCTCGTCATCAAATCGCCGCCGAATTGGTGCCACAGATCGCTTAAGGTCGTCACTGCGGCGGACCCGAGATGCCGGTGCCGACGGTGACGCCAGTCGTCAAGTGAGTCTTGAGGCTCTTGCCGCCGCCAATCACATCAATCGTTGCGATCAAGGTCTTGTCCACCTGCACGTTGTCATCGAAGTGAACGGCGCTCTTGAATTCAACCGGGCCGGTATGGGTCCACTGACTGGACTGCGAGACGATGTTTCCGCTGCCATCGAACTGGAACGTGGCGCCTTGCCCATCGCTGAATGTCAGCTTCCCGTCGTTCGTGAACTTGGCGAATTGACCATTCTTGTGAACGATCCACAGTTCGCCGGCAGGAACTGCAAGCGGTGACGTAGTCGAGTTGAAGCACGCGCACGCAATAAAACCGGAGGTCAAGTCACCGTCTATAAAAACGACGACGACCTGCGATCCAATCGATGGAGGCGCGAAGAATCCCCACCCGTTACCAGCCCAAATGGCAGCCACGGGCAGAAACCCAGACGCGATTCCTTCGGGCTGAATCGAAACTTTCGCCGAATACTTGTTCGGGTCGTAACTCGTGACAATGCCGTACCGGCTCGTGGTCTTATGCCCAGCCGCCCGCAGCGCCTGTAGGCGCATGGCGTTCTGAATCGCTGCGATCATTGGGCTTGCGCGAGATTGGGACTCGTGTTCTGTGCGCCGATGTCCATGACGAAGCCTTCATCGAAGGTCATCGTTCGAGTGACGATCTTCGGAAAATACGTTTGATCAAATGCCGTTCCAGTGCCTTTGGCCTGGATCGTGGATTGAGGACTCGTGATCACATCCGCCGGCATGCGCACTTGCAACTTCATCGCGTGCGAGATGATCTGGTTGTAGATCTTCTGCGCTTCCTGCTCCACTTGAATGGGGGTCCAGCCGGCTGGCCGGTTGTAAAAGTAATTCGTGGTCGCGCCGTAGGGAGTCGCTTTACCAGGCGTCGTGCCTTTCGGTGCTGTCGGAAAGGATTTCGTGACCGTTGGGTTATACCGGCCCGCACTTCGAACCGTGACGGTGATTCCCTTCACAACCGTTTGGCTGCGAGAGAATTTTATGCTTTCGAAATTTCCCGCCGGCGGACCGCCTGGCGCTGCTGGCTTGACGTAAGTCAGCGTCAGAGGATTGCCGGTTCCTGTTTGCGCAGGCCCAAAGTAAAGCGTCTGGCCTGACACCAGAACGACGAAGCCTTCCTCTCTCGCCAAGCGAGATAGCAAGTCCCATTCGCTCAAGTTCGCCTGCAATTGCATGGTGTCTTGTTCGAAGTAGTTTCCTACTGGAGTAGACGTCTTGGTGATATTCGTCTGCAGGCCATGCTTACCGGCGAGCTGCGTAGCAATTTGGCTCGAGGTCTGGTTTGCGTACTCTGTGTCGATCTTGGAATCGATGAAAGCGCCGGTCAGATCCCGTCCGGTGAGCGTGATCGTTTCCTCAACCGGGTCATATTCCAGATCATCAATCCGGCCATAGATGAAGCTGGTCAACTCGTTCGCATTCGGCTGGTCTGGGTTTGACGGAAACCCCATCAGGATTTCAACGAAGGTCTCAAGCTGCTGAGAAAACCAGTCAGCATCATTTCCCGCAGGGAGTTTCAGCGTCGAATAAACGAGGTGAAACGTATCCGCTTCGTAGTACGAATTGTTCGTGACCGTGAAATTGACCCAGCCGGGAATCGCGACCCCGTTCAATTTGACGAGACCGCGCGGCCGCTTTGAAGGCATCAGTTACTTAAAATGCCGTCTGAGTCGCCGGGAATCAGCGGAATGGTCAAAACGGTTGTGCCATCGATGAAAGGATCGGTCAGATTGTTGGCCGTCGCTATAGCAGTCCAGTCCATGGCGTTACCGTACTCAAGAGCCGCGATCTGGAAGAGGTTCCCACCTGCCGTGGCCAGCGTATTCGGTGAGCCGTTGATGCTGTTCAAGTTCGCCGCCATGCGCCCCAGAATGGCAATCAGGTTCAAGAGTTCCATTTCCTCAACCGCTGCTTCTTGGGTTTCCTCCAAAGCGAGCGCGATGGATTGAGCCGTACCACCGACCACCACCCCGCCGAAGCCCGGTTGGGATCCAAGCGTGGTATCGCTGATCGAAATTAGCACGGTCACGCGTCCCTGGGCGGCCTGCAGCGGCTGCAGAACACTCGCCACAATACTTGGCACAGCAGCGTTGAACGTCGGTACCTCGGCCATGGCGGAGCTTACCAAGGCCATCTGACCGGTGAGCGTCGGATCATTGACAGAAGCCGTAAGCGTTTGCGCTGAGGCAAGATCCTCATTCAGCGCATCGTCCGTGGTGGTCGAGGTCCCGCTGACTGCAGGATTCGTATTATCCGAGACCACTTCGCAGGAAATGCGATAGGGGATCTCAAACTGCCGTCTTTCATCCGCGCTGAAATCGAGGATGACCACCAAGTAGCTGAACGAATGCCACAACAGGATTTGCGGTAATCCGCTTACCGTGAGTGCTTTCAGCGCATTCATGCGGTCCATCGCGTTGGCACCGAAAAACAAGCCAGACCATTCCAAGGGCCGGAAGTCCTGCCCCATCGAGTGAATCTCGCGATCACCGCCGACTAACTTGCGTACGGCCAGCGACTGCATGGCGCCGATGCCGGAGATCTGCGCAGGTATTTCAAGTCCGGCGAATTGAAAGTCGCCGAGGTTGAGGGTCGTGTCGCTCATCAGTGGCCCGGATCTGGCAGCATCCTGCCCGCATCAAAGAAATCAACACCAGTTTGAGGCGCGCTATGCGCCTTAGACTCATATTTCTGATTGATCTTAAACAGGGTTTGCCCGTCGACATCGACATGAACCGCCGGGTGAATCAGGCTGCGCACGCCGGATACCAGGCTGCTGGAGATTTTATCTGCCAGATAAGAGATGCCGACTTGACCCGGAGCCTCGGCAAACGCGATTCCAGCTCTGACCGCCGTATGGTTTCCGTTGATCGCGCGAAGAATGGTGGCGCCGTTTTTCAATATCCCGCTGAAGAAAGGCAGGATCGCGGTTCCAAACTGAGTTTTGAATTCCTTCCATGCAGCCGAGAATTCTTTCTCCTGGCCGCTCAGCGTGTCTTTGGCTACTTTCCCAGCGGCGTTGTAGCCGAGAGTCTTCGCGAGGGCCTGGACGCTCATCTGAATAATTGCGTTCTGCTTCTCCCACAGAGTGGCGTTGTAGCCGCCGGTGCCGCCGAACATCATGGCGTTCTCTCGCTGGCGGTCCACGAAGCTCAAGTTTCTTTTCTCGTACCATGGACGAACGTATGTTTCATAAGCCAATTCTGGGTTGGTCGAGAACATCTCCGACTTGTCCTTGCTCATCGGATTGCCGAAGGGGAACGCCCTTACACCGCCGCTTTTATTGAGCACCACCTTGTCGCGATCCCACAAACCGGAATCCAGATAATCCTTCACCGCGGACACTGGGATGTTCTTAATAATCCCGTTCATGCGGTTGTACATGGTGCTCAAACCGAAACCGGTAGCGCCGCCCTTCAGTTCCGCCAGGTTCGGCTCAAGTCGCGCCATCGCGTCATCGGTGAGATTGAACCCAGCGATTTTGGCGCGCGCTTTGAACTGGCGCAGCTGCTCCCAGTTGACCGTTCCGCCGGAACTGACGTTCAGCTTGTAGCCAAAGTCCGCGATGCGATTGAACTCCGCGGCACTTTTCAGTCCACCGCTCGATTCAACATATCGCAGCATCGCCAGATTCGAGGTATGCATCCTCCCCTTGGACTCGTCATCCAACGAGGAGGCCAGAAAATCGAGTTTGGCGAGCACTGGCGCCGCCAGCTTGGCGCCGGCCAGCGCCGCGGAGCCTGACAGACCTGATTCCCGAAAGACGCCCTGCGCCTCGCGCATTGCGCTCAATCGTTCAATCTGCGTCGTGCCGTAAATCTGCTGATTTTTGGCGAAGGCGAAAGCTTCCTGATTCTGAGATTCGGTCATGCCGAAAAGGCGAAAGCGGTTCTGCTCGGTGTTCAGTTCCTTGGCGGGACCGTAGAGGCCTTTGAGGCCATAGATCGCAGCACCAGAAGCCGCGAGCGGCCAAAACCAATCACCGGCCGCCATGCCGACAGTTCCGAGACCGACCCCGCCAGCACCCATGTGGATGTTGCCGCCGTGCATCCCGCCGGGACCGCCTCGGCCGCCGGAACCTCCGCCAAAGCCGCCGCCGGCACCACCGAATCCAAGCCGCGGCGTGGCCATCGTGCTGCTCATCCGATGGATGCCAGCCAGACGGGTTTCATAGGCCGTCGCGCTCGCCGTGGCGCGTTCAAACGCCCTGGTGTTCGCATTGGTCGCCGTCGAAAGGCTGCGCAGGCCAGCGGAATCCACGGAGATTTTCGTCAGTGATTTGGTGAGACTAATTACCAGGACGTCGAGTTTTTCGAATTCCTTAGCTAGTAATGCCAGCTGCGGCGATACTAGGTTATCTAGGCGCAGGGACACGCCCACAGAATATGCTTCGAAGATGGGCCCTCCTACGCCGAAACCGGTCTAAATCTGTGAGTAGAAAGCGCCGCCGCCGTTCACGATAAGGTGAGCAGTCGAGACATTGCACTGATGTTTTTTAGCGAGTTTCCGATACGAGAGACCGCTCACGCGATCCGCACGAATCGCCATCACTTGATCGCGATTGAACATCGAGAATTTTTCTGGCGCCCATTTCGCAACGTCTGGACGCTTACCACCAGTCTTTCCCTTGCTGATGTTTTTGCACCAGGATTCTGAAAGTTTTCTACCGGCATAATGCCCGGTGCGTTTCTGAATAGTTGCGGCGGACTGCTTTCGACCCAAGAGTGCAAGACGGCTTCTTTCTCTACCGCCGCTAGCGATCATCGCCGCCATTCGCTTTGTCACTAGTTCTGGTGACTGCTTCGTGCCAAACCTGGCGACGCGTAACCTTTCAAGAAATCCAGTTTCTTTGAATGTGGCCATTCGCTTGGCTATCGTCTCAGGGGACTGCTTCGTCCCGCGACGCCTGGTGGCCATTGCAAGCACAGTCTCAGCCGACATCTTCATTCCAAGATTCGATGCGGCCTTCGGGCGAAGGTTGTAGCCGAAATCCTCCGAATGCGCGCGCAATTCATCCATAAACCGCTGCTCGACGGTCGTCAGATTTGACTTATCGGGGACCAATTCCAGGATAACGAACTCAAACGCCGAGTGGCCATATTTGCGGTAGGCACTCAGCAAAAATCGATTGAAATGAGTACCCGCCACCAGCGTCGAGAAATGCTCGTTTTTGCGCTTTCTTAGATTGACTGCCGATCCGACGTATACTTTGCCGTTGACCGTGTTTCTGATGCAATAAACGCCGCTTTTCACCGTGCTATTATCCATCAGTTTTCCCTAGGAAAATAGGCAAATGCGCATAAAACATCGAATTCACGAATGGCTTGCCGATCGCATCCCGTGGGTTCAATACCCCGATGGCGCGCACATGGTCTACGAGCGCAGATGGCCGCGATATCGAGACTTGAGCGGCAAGCAACGCGCTTGGCTGATC